AAAATTGCACTCTTAGCTCAGTTGGTAGAGCAACTGACTCTTAATCAGTGGGTCCAGGGTTCGAATCCCTGAGGGTGTACTAGGAAAAAGGAGGTTTTTGCCTCCTTATTTTGTTGGTTTACAGCAGATTAATTGAATAGATGTTATATGAATTGACATCTAAAGGAGTATCAAAAGATAGTACTAATTACGTCAAACTATGACAAGGTATAGTAAATAGTGACATATTTGTGATACCAATGCGATACTAGGGGATGATACCGGTGTGATACCAATGTGATACCCGGTGTGATACCAGACGTAAATCTTCCCAATTTCTCCTTATCTACATTTATCAATCATACTTAAAGTAAAAGTATGAACAATGTATCTGTACGGCTCGTCTTTGATAGAAAGCACGTAGCCACCAAAAAACGTCAATCCTCCGTACAAATGGAGGTTACTTATCAGCGGAAACGCAAGTATGTCGGAACTGGCATAAAACTCTATTCCGACCAGTGGGGCAAAGACCTGAAAGTTAAAAATCACCCCCAGTCATTAGTGTTCAACCAAAAGTTGAATGATATGGTATCTGGGATATATGATTTTGTCTATCAGCTATCTTCTCAAAACATTCCTTTCACCTTTGAAAGATTGGAACGGTATTTGAACAATTCGGAATCCGGAACCACAAATTCATTTCTGTCCTTTATGGAGAAACGGATATACGAACGGCAAGTTACTGATTCAACGAAGCAAAGGCAGAAGTGTGTACTAAAAGCACTGAAAGAATTTGGCAGGATTAAAGATTTTACTGATATTTGTGATGAAAATATCAGAGCATACGATGAATTCGCCAAAAAACGATGCAAATGCCAGTCTTCGGTATATAATTATCACAAGATACTGAAAGTGTTTGTAAGAGAAGCATACGCGGCTCATTTGATTTCAGAGAATCCATATCAGAATTTCAAATTAGATCGCGGCAAACGTGTAGCAAGAAAGTTCTTGACTAAAGAAGAACTGACTAAACTTGAAACTAAACAGATTGATGATATGTGCCTGAATCGTGTGAGAGATCTTTTCCTGTTTTGTTGCTATACTGGTTTGGCGTATGCGGATTTGGCAATTTTTAACTTCAAAGATGCTATAATGACAGAC